TCCATAGAATATATAACCGATCAAAGAAAAATGAGAAACATCATTGGTGTTGCTGCAAATTTTGTTCCTCCTATGCAAAAAGGAGATATTTATCAAGAAATATTAGATAATTTATTTAATTCTCAATTAGAGGATATTGAGCCACCTGAAGAAACAAGTCCAGAAGGACAATTATTTAACTATATGAAAGAATATATTAATGGACCAAAAGCAGAAACGAATGTTGCTTTTAAAAGTGGATCAACTTTATGGGAGGATGAGTATGCTTATTTTAAATTCGAACCTTTCTTCGATACCTTAAAAAATAAAGAATGGAAAATAAAAACTCAGCAAACAGCTCATATGATTAAAACGAATAAAAAAATATTAGGCGAATTTGGTCCAAAACGATTTCCTAAGAAAAAAGAAGAAAAAGAATCTAATGATCCTCTTCAAGTAATTAAGGTAAGAATTGATAAGTTTAAAGAAGAAGAGATTAAAGACGAACTTATAAATATAAAAGGCACGGATAATCTTATATGATCAAAAAAATATTAGGACCACCCGGAACAGGAAAAACTTTTACTTTATTAAATTATGTGAAAGATTATATAAAAAAAGGAACAGCACTCCACCGTATTGGTTATTTTGCTTTCACAAGAAAAGCAGCCTACAACGCAAGAGATACTTTTCTTGAGGATGATAATTTTAAAGATGTTTCATCTAATCTTACAAAATCAGACTTAAAATTTTTTCAAACCCTGCATTCTTTTTCTTTTCATACATTAGGTTTAAGCGAAGATCGTGTTATGCAACCTACTCATTATGAAGAAATAGGTAGACTAACAGGTGTCCGCGTAAAATATACAAAATACGATGAAGAAGAAAATAATGGTTATTTAAATTGTGACTCTGAATATTTTTCATTAATCAATAAAGCTAGAGTTAAAGACATAGGCATAGAATCTGAATTTAATACAAATAACTACTCACGAAAAATTGATTACACCACATTGAATCATATTAAAATTAATTTAAAAAATTACCGACAAAAAAATAATCTAATCGATTACACCGAAATGATAAATCGATTCATTAAAGAATCAAACAAATCTCCTACCTTTGATGTTGTTTTTATTGATGAAGCCCAGGACCTATCTCCTATCCAATGGAAAATGTTTGATATTCTTAAAACAAAGTCCACGGATATTTTTTTAGCAGGAGATGATGATCAAGCTATTTTTGAATGGGCTGGAGCAGACGTTAAACGATTTATTAATGAACCGGCAGAAGAAGAAATTCTTCCACAGTCCAGAAGAGTTCCAGAACGTGTTCAAGAATATGCTAATATGATTATCTCCAGAATTCCAGAAGAAAGAAGAATTAAAAAACAATGGTCTCCAAGAAGAGATGATCAAGGAAACATTGTTAAAGGACGAGCCGAAAAAATCAATTCTATAGATAGTTTAGATTTGTCAGAAGATAAATGGCTCATTTTAGGACGATCAAAAAACAAACTGGACGAAATAGCCAAAAAACTTAGAACAAAGAGTTTATACTTTGAGACTAAATTTGGCAAAAGTTATAATCAAAAACTTTATCGAAACATTGTGAATTGGACACGTTGGACAAAGAATGAAGGCCTAACCTTGCCAGAAACCAAAGATGTATTTGAATATTTAGACAAAGATTTTAATGAAAAACAATTCGAGAATCAAGAGCTTATTAAAATAAAGGACGTGGGTTTTAGTTCTAATATAGTTTGGTTTGATGCATTCACCAAAGCCAGTCTTAATGAAAAATTATATATTAGAGCAATGCTAGGCAACGGAGAAAAATTAAGTCAAGATGCACGGATTAAATTATCTACTATACATACCATAAAAGGAGATGAAGAAATTAACGTTATTGTTATTTTAGATAATACAAATAAAATAAGAAAGTCCGTAGAAAATAATCCAGAAAAACAAGATGAAGAACATCGAGTATGGTACGTTGCTGTTACTCGCGCCAAACAAAATTTATACTTATTGAAAGCAAAAATAGAAAGAAGAGGATACCGGTTATGAGTGTATACAAAAAACAAGTTGGTGGATCTCATTATCTTAAAATGAAGATTCAACCATCTGAGTTTGCCAATAAGAACAATTTGCCCTTTGCTGAAGGAAATGCTATCAAATATATTTGTCGGCATAAGTATAAAGGAGGAAAGGAAGATTTAAAAAAAGCAAAGCATTATATTGAAATGATAGAAGAAAGAGATTACGGAACAGAAGAAGAAAAACAAGAAACTTGGATCGAGGGCTATAAAAAATGGAAAGCGAATAAATGATCGTTCCTAAATTTGAAGCCCAGAAAGAATGGAATGCACCCACTGAATTTCCAGACCTAAGAAGTTACGATGAAATAGCAGTAGACTTAGAAACAAGAGACCCTGATTTAAAGAACAAAGGATCCGGTTCGATTATTGGTAATGGTGAAGTAGTAGGCATTGCCGTTGCAGTACAGAATTTATCATGGTACTTCCCCATTGCCCACGGCAATGGTCCCAATATGGATCGTAAAAAAGTTTTGGAATGGTTTAAAGACACTATGGCAAGTCAAGCCACAAAAATATTCCATAATGCCATATACGATGTCTGTTGGATCAAAAAATTAGGTATAAAAATCAATGGTTTAATCGTCGATACCATGGTTGCAGCATCACTGGTTGATGAAAATCGTTACCGTTTTGATTTAAATTCCTTGGGCTGGGACTATTTAGGTCACGGTAAAAATGAAACCATTCTTAATGAAGCCGCAAAAGAATGGGGCATTGATCCTAAAGCTGAACTATGGAAACTTCCTGCCATTCACGTTGGACAGTATGCGGAAAAAGATGCAATCCTAACACTGGACTTGTGGCAAGAAATGAAAAAAGAAATAATAAATCAGGATTTAGAGAGTATTTTTAATTTAGAAACCGATTTATTTCCCTGCCTCGTGGATATGAGATTTAAAGGAGTACGGGTTAATAGCGAACGAGCCCATCAATTAAAAAAAGACCTAATCACACAAGAGAAAGAACTTCTATTGAAAGTGAAACAGGGAACCGGAATTGACGTTCAGATTATGGCTTCTCGTTCAGTTGCAAAAGTATTTGATAAATTAAATGTTTCCTATGATCAAACGGCCACAGGCCTGCCAAGTTTTACTAAAAATTTTCTGGCAGAACATAGCCATCCCATCATTAAATGCATTGCTAAAGCCCGAGAAGTTAACAAAGCTCATTCAACGTTCATCGATTCTATTTTAAAGTATGAACATAAAGGACGCATTCACGCTGAAATCAATCAGACTCGATCCGATAATGGAGGCACCATAACCGGACGATTCAGTTACCGAAATCCAAACCTCCAGCAGATTCCTGCACGGAACAAGGACCTCGGACCTTTGATCCGTAGCATTTTTGTTCCCGAAGAAGGTTGCGAGTGGGGATGCTTTGACTACTCACAACAAGAGCCTAGACTCGTTGTACATTATGCTTCTCTTTACAAATTTCCATCAGTCTATGAAGTTGTCCAATCTTACGGAAATGATTCAAGCACCGATTTTCATCAGATCGTTGCAGACATGGCAAAGATCCCAAGATCACAAGCCAAGACCATTAATCTAGGATTGTTTTATGGAATGGGAAAAAATAAATTGCAAGCTGAACTCGGAGTCTCCAAGGAAAAAGCTAAAGAACTTTTTGATCAATATCATGCTAGAGTTCCTTTCGTAAAACAACTTATGAATGCAGCATCAAATCGTGCACAGGATCGTGGACAAATTCGAACGCTTCTTGGAAGATTATGCAGGTTTCATTTATGGGAACCCAATCAATTCGGGATGCATAAAGCCTTATCTCATGAAGATGCACTCAGGGAACACGGACCAGGGATTAAAAGAGCCATGACTTACAAATCATTAAATAAATTAATTCAAGGTTCTGCGGCAGATATGACTAAAAAATCAATGTTAAAACTCTATGAAGAGGGGATTATAGCTCATATTCAGATCCATGATGAACTAGACATTTCTGTAGAAAATGATAAACAAGCTAAACACATTGTTGAAATAATGGAATCTGCAGTTGAACTAGAGGTGCCTAACAAGGTAGACTACGAGCATGGTAAAAACTGGGGAGAAATACATTAGGAGGAAACATGGAACAGGCAAAAAAATTATGGGCACTAGCATTAGCTCATAAGAAAATTTCTATTGCTGTGGCAGTAGTAATTGTTCTAATAATCATAGCACAATAGAACTTTATGTTGGATGGCATACTTAAACGCGAATATTCCTGCGACTTATGCACAGGTCAGGAGAGAGTATCTCTATGACCTTAAGGCTCACCATGGAGAAGTGGAAGACTGTATCATCTTTGGTATGGCATCGATTTCAGGGAAAGCTATACTCTTTCATGCAGTTATGGAAAATGGTGCTGTCTTCTATCGTCTACCGATTAGTGCCTTCATACAAAGAAGCTTTGATGTCAAAAAAGTTCCTAGGATGCGACTTGACGAGTTGGAGCTTTGGAATTGTTTTAGTTACTATCCTAGTATTATCACTTATGATATCCTTTTAGGACAGTCTGGAAAATATATAGGTAAAGATAAAAAATGGTATAAGGGAACCTATCTTTTTACAGTTGACTGGGCCCACCCAGAGAGTAATATAGTCGATACGGATCATTCCGAAATTCCGCACGAACATAAGTGCGCACACATACTAGCCCTTGAAAACGGCAACTATGCGGCTCAGCCAAACAATAGATTAATATGGAGCATC